CGGAGTAGTCCATTGAATTGTTTTTGGTCAAGAATCCATAGTTACCGACCCCAAATAGGTTCCAAACTCTTTCTTGCAACCCTCCGCCAATAGGCAGTGTGGGGTACGGGAAAGTCGTGTCTTGAAAATTGTGGGGTAGTGCAACTTGGAAATCATTGACGTTCGTAAAAATACGCCCCATGTGTTTCCACTGAAACACTTCTGTAAGCCCGCTACGTTGGTCAGTACGCTCATCAAAACCTTGGTTAGGAATGGCGTTGAACATCTGCCCGACAGGGTATTGGTTAGTGTAGTCTAAAAGAGCATTCCGCAGTTTAAACGACTCTGCCGCCACATTGCCCGGGGGTGTGTCCGGTTGGGAAGCCGTGTACGTGCCTAGACGAGCGGCGAGTGTGACCCCGCCCTCTCCTCCATCGGACACTGCGTTGTTAGTAACAACGTCACGCGTTACTGCTGACCTAGAGACAACATCTGTCGAAATGCCCATATCATAAGTTACGCTAGGTTGTTGTTTTGGATGTACTTAACGGTTACATACCCACGTCCAGTGGTACCACTAGCAGATTTTAAGAAAATAGTAACGTCAGAAGTGCCTACGTCTACCCAAGCATCTGCGTCAGGAATTGTTGCTGTAGACGCTTGTTTAATAACATTAGCCGCAGAACCCTGCGCTAACCCAGTGAATAACTCAGTGGCTGTAGCAGATGTACCACCAGATAAGTTTACTGCGGTAGGAGCAGTAGTAACGTACAGAGTAATTTCAGTTATTTGGCTCCCAGCGGGGATAATGATGCCCGTGCTGTCGCCAGTAGCGCTTTGTGTCCACGCGGCGGTTTGAGCCATCTCTACGAAACCAACGTTTGCAGAGCTGCCTTCACGAATTGTACCGGCCTTGACTGGCCCGGAAAAAGTTGTAGTACCCATAAGAATCTCCTGTCTGGGATAAGTCTACCCACGGGATTGCAGGTAGTCAGGGATTAGGTTTAATCGTACAGCAAAAAGAAAGGGGCAACAAGTGCCCCCTTCGATCTTTCATTGCTCAGATTATGAGCCAGCACCATACATCCCGAGGGGATCAGATACACCGAAAGAGTACCGCTCACGAGCTTTATAGCGACTGTTGCCTGTATCGAAGTCTGCGTCCATAGACGTAGCCATCTTGCTGCGGACAAAGTGCTTTAAGCCGTTTGGAATGTCGGTAGTTAAGAACCAGTTACCAGTATCGGTTAGATAATGGTTGATTGCGTAACCACCGGGGACTACACCATTAGACTTAATGACGTTGATGTCGTTATCGGCTGTGCCCACACGACCCTCAGTCTCCAACAAACGAGTTGCAACAAACTGCAAATCAGATGGGATAATGAGTTTCTTAGGACGAGCCGCGATCAACAGACCACGTTCATCAGTCCACTTACCAATGTTAACTACGGCAGCTTCAAGGGTAGTTTCGTTAAGGTCAACGTTACCACCAGTGTTTGAGTTAACCCCACCAGATACTAACGGGTGGCTGTTGGAGATTAACGCAACACCGTCACCGTAAGTCTGACTAAAGGCTGTATTCAAAATGTTAGCCGCTTTAACTTGCTTAGTGTAGGCCATAGCGCGAGCCAATGCTTTGGTATAACGAGCAGACAGTGAGTCATACAAGTTATCTTCAATAGCTTCTTCAGTTACTGAGAAGCCCATTGCAATGGTTTCGTGCGTATAGCGGGCAGTCCATGCTTCTTGCGCGTTGTCATATTCGATGGCAGAGCCTTCAGATTTGACAGGTGCAGAACCAAAACCGGACAGTTTAGTTTCTTCTTCAAAGGAACGATCAGAAGTCTCTGTTTCAAAGATTTCTTTATGTTCCTCGCCGTACTTCGCATACTCTAAACCGAACAATGCGTTCAGGCCGGGTAGCAATTCTTTCAGTAACTGACTTCTTGAAATAGCCATTAGTTATTTCTCCCTTACGCTGTTGCGTTGCCGGTTCCAAACTGATGGAACGCGAAGTTAAATTTAACCAGCACATCGGTATAAGTATCACCGATCGCTGATGTCCCACGGGTGGAGAAGCCAACAACCTTCAAGCCTTTTGCAGTGTCAGCCGCTCCCGCAGCATTAAGAACCAAGCTCGACTTACCAGTGGTGTTACTAACACTACCAGTAGCGGTCTGAGCAATGACTGGTACGTTCTGACCTAGAGTTGCTTGGGCAAGTGCGCCGTTAGCCTGAGCTTGGAAAGTAACACCCGGATCAGTAACAACATACGCCGTAGCGTTCACAGTACCTTCAGGGTAGAACTGAGAGAAAATCAACTGACCTTCAGCGTTGATGTACTCACAACCAACAAAAACACCTAGAGCACCGTTATCAGCAGTACCACCGAAGTTGTTAGTGTCGCCAGAAGCGGAGCCGGTTTTTAGTGACAGTTTAACGTAACCGTTTGCTAAGATTACGATAGAACCGTAACCTATACGTTCAGCTACGCCAGCAGGGTCGATAAGAAAAGCATCACGGGCACCTGCATAAGGTGTGCCGTCAGCTTTACGTACGGGAACAAGCCCGTATGGAGAAGCTATAGTTGCCATGATTTAAAATCCTCTGGATTAGTTTAACTCACCTCTAGCCTTTGCCAAAGGTGACAGTAGTTTTCCTATCGTTAAAGATAGGCATTCTAGGATCATTTTCCCGCATGAGGTTGTTGTCCACTGCTTCCATCTGACCTTGAGTCTGTTGAGCGTAGTACGCTTTACGTTGCGCCCAGATTTCTGCGGGCATCTTGCAACAGATCAACCCACCCATAACAATGTTATCCTTGAACTTTTCGTTCTCTACGGTAACAAGCGTTATTTCAGGGTGGTCAACAGCTTTAACAGGTTCCCAACCTTCACGGAACTTGGAGGAAATGTTGGCAGCGTCAATTTCGCCTAACGTGCTTAAACGTACCCAGCGGAATTCATAACCCGGTTCGGGGTTAGGGAACGGTAAAATCTCTGGACGTTGCCATGATTTAACCTGTTCAGTCTTCTCACGAGTTTCGTTGTCACGCTTTACTCTGTTGTCACTACTCATTGGGCATTCCTCATATCGTGCGCGAGTTGTTTCGCGTATTGTTCGTTTGTTAGTCCCAAACGTTTTGCAAGCGTTACTTGTGTCTGCGTTAAAGTGACCTTTTTAGGTGCTGTGCTCCGCGTAGCGGGGGCAACCACAGATCGCGCTCGTTTCTTTTTCGGTGCATCCTCGAAATTATCGGGGAAGAGTTCCCGTACCCGGGAGTCAATCTTTTCGTAATACTCGTCGCTAGTGGGGTCAACACCCTGCTTCACTAGTTTGCTATGCAGCCCGAGTGCATAACTGGTTATTTCATCATCAACCCCAAACCAAGATTTGTTGGCGTCTTGCCACGCTTTGGCTTTAGGATCAATGGGTTGTGCGGGACTTTCATCTAAACCTACATCAGAATCAGGTTCTTGTAAAGGCTCTGGCTTAAAGTTTTGTATTTTCTCGGCTTTTATCTTAGCAGATGTTAGCTTTTCTTGTGCTTCAAGCACTTTATCTGCGTCCCCGGCCTCGTAAGCGTCTTTATATTGCTTTTTAGCCTGTAATACTTCAATAGCTGTTGAACGTTTAGCTTGTTCTATCAAAGCGTCACGATTCTTAGCTACATCACCCTTTAAAGCCTTGTTTTCTTCCACGAGTTTTTGCGCTACGCGTTCTAGTTCTTCGCGCTCGCGTTGCGTAGTTTCTTTCGCCCTACGCTCATCGTGATACTTTTTCTGTATCTTATCTATACGATTTCGTACGGATTTACCGTACCCCTTTAACTCTTCCTCGCTGACATCTTCGTCACTGTCCGACCACTCCTCTTTCCCACGATCTTTGGGAGGAGTATCGTCAACTACTTCTACTTCAATGTCGCCTGAATCATCAGATTCCTCGCGGTATTCATCCGCAGTCTTTTTCCCCGTAACATCAATCTCTACGGCCTCGGTTTCCTCAACCTCAATACCCTTGGACTCATGCGGAAATTCATACTCTACTTTTTCAAAACTCATAACTCACCTCACGCGTGCGTGATGCCACGAGGATCGGCAATAACCGCCTCAATGGAATCATCGTTCATTAACCGGTATTCTTTACCACTAACAGTAAAGCGTGTGCCCGTATTCATACGGAACATAACGTAGTCACCTACTTTGCACCAAGGCTTATCGCCAAAACGCTCTTTGTCGGTATACGCTTGTTCCCCCATGTCAAGCACTATGCCCATAATCGACATGATGTACTCGCGTTTGCGTACGCTTTCTGCCTTGATGATTCCACCTTCCCCGTACTCCTCGTCTACTTCAGGTAAGGCTACTAATACACGGTACCCCACAGGTTTGGGGAGTTGCGCTTCAAAAAGGTCTTCGTCTATCTGTTTCTGTACATGCTGCGGAACAGCAAGGATCGGTTCAGTCATCGTCGTTATCCATATAGTTTTTTGCGAGGTCTTCGATGTGGTTTATACAGGAATCGTAACCTCGGATTTTACCTGTTAGTTCTCGGTACTCGGCGAAGTCTTTAGCCCCACCACCAGCGAGAAACTCTTGCGTAGAGGTTTTATCCTCTAAGATTTTTTCTTGCAGTACGTCAAATACTGTTCTAGCCATTACTTATCACCTTTGGGGGGTTGTTTGCGGGCGTTCATTAACTCTACATCAAGTCGAGTGTTGTCCCTACGACGGTCAGCGGCTCGTTGCGAGGCTGCCTTGCGCTCGTCTAACTGTTGCGCTTCTCGATCTAGTTCTAGTTTCTGTTCCGCCAGTTGTTGGTCAATAGTCATTTTTTGCCTAGCCATCTCGGTATCGGCGGCTAGTTTTTGCTGCGCTATCTGCGCGTCTATCTGGTCTTTCTGCTGCTTGCGTTGCACCTCGGCGGTCTGTGCTTGCATGTCCGCTTGGTCTTTCTGCATCTTACGCTGCACTTCTTGCCCTTTGATCTCCATTTCTTTTTGCTGCAACTGGAACACAGGGTCTTGCGCTTGCTGTTGCGCTTGCTGCTGCGCCCCCTGCTGCTCGTGAGCTTGCTGTAACTGCTTACCCGCTTCTGCGGCCATACGCGCTAACTGCACTTCAACTTCTTCTGACAGCTCTGCGTTAGGTACAGGCAACGGTACGCCCATGCGTTCCTCGATCTGTTTACGGTAACTAAACCCTAGGTGCTCCGCTATATGAGCCTGAATAGAGGCCATGATCTGTTTGGCCTGCGGGTTCTGTCCTATAGCTTGCGCGATCATAGGATCTTTAATAAACGACTGGTGCGCGGTGATATGCGCGTCGTGGTCTTGGTAGATAAACGCCTTCATGGGTTTACCTACAAGCGCAGCCATGTTCTCACTTACAGGGTCAACCGGCTTAGCGTCGTCGTCAGTCGGGACGATTTTCTCCGCGTTCTTCACCCCAAGCACGTCTATCATCTGGCGATGAAGCTGTGGTAAGTCGTATATTTGTGGGGCTTGCGAGGACATCTGCAGTACGGTCTGGTACTGCACGACACGTTGTGCCATCGTAGTGTTGTTGGGGTCACTTACAGGTAGGACATCTATACTCTCGTAGTCAGAGCGTTTCGCCATGACCCCACCACGGTAGGGTTCATACTCGTACTCTTCGGGCGCATGTTTCGCCATTATTGCTTTCAGGAGCTTAAATTCCTGCTTCATAGCGTAATGCACGCGGGCTTGTACTGCGGCCATCGGCTTTAACGTACGCTCTAAAATCGCAAGAGTCGTGCCAACAGGGGCGTTTGCGGACATATCTGAGATGTCCATATCGCTAATAGCGCCTAATCGACGACCTTCAGTAGTAATCTTGTCCAATAACGCCAACAACACCTGACTAGGCTCTTTATAGGGCAGCGGCATGATATTGTCGCGGATCGCCCCAGACGGCACGTCTACATCCTTCCATTCACCCGGCTCAATCGGCGTGTCATCACCTTTGATACGTAACCCACGAGCTTTTAAACCCCCCGGCAGGTTAGATAACGTACCAGCGTCAACTAATTGACGGATTAGTGATGTGCCGGCCTTAGCATAGCCCCCAATGATGTGGATAAGGCCCAATCCGTAGAACCCAAACCCCGGAACATAG